ACGGTCACGTTCACGGTTGTATCGTTTTTGGGCGTTAGTTAGTCGTTCAAGGGCTTCACGGGTAGCCTCAATGGTAGCAATGTCAGAGTTGACCTCTATATCAATTACTACGCGCTCGGCTGGCATGCATCCATCTCCGTTTTAAGGGTTATGGATATGAGCGCTCCAGCAGATTAACGACTGTTTCGTCGTGCTTCCGCTTCCTGTTTTTCTCTATCCGTCTGTATTACTTTAGCACACGCAAGGCGTATAATCCATTCTTCTTCACTACTGTCAAGTAGCCGAATCGGATCTGTTTTGAAGAGGTCTCCAAGCCTCGCCGCTAAAACTATGCGGAAATCGTCCGTTAAATCTCGGAAGACCTCTTCGTAGGGTCCAATGCGTCAACTTGATCCCCGTAACCGGCAGCCTCAATAATTGCAACTGCTGCAGATTCAACATGGGGTTCTAGCCCAAAAAAAAGCCAAAACGCAATCAGGGTGCGGACGAGTGGTATCTGTCATTTGCATAATTTCTGGTGAAGCAAAAGTTACCTCAACACCACTTTCATCGGTAGCAATTTCGTCGTTTAACAAAATGCCAGTAGTGGTTGCGGCAATCAAGTTGGTTGAAAACTTCAAGGTATCCATACCACCCTTGCGTTCTTCACCGGCGTTCCTACGCCAAGTCTTCAACTGTTGTTGTGTGATGTTTGGAGAAACACGAATCATTACACCTGGTCGTTCAGGAATAGCGATATACACATCGTCACGGCGGACTTTTTCTTTGATTACCTTTTTAAGTTGATCTAAAACATTGTCAGAGTCGGCTATTTGCTGAGGACTTTTAGATGTCTTGGGTGTTTTGCTTTCACTATCTTCTGAACTGAATGTAATGTTGGTCATGGACGCAACACTAACACGGCTCAAACGTCAAAATGCAACCCTAAAACTCAGGGATTTATTAGAAAGGCGCGTTACCTACAGAAACAGTGGCAACACTAAAGGTCAGCGTAAAGGTTGCTGGCGTTCCTGAAGTTGCATCACCGTCTGGCTCAGTCAAACCGACAAGCAAAGCCTTTGTGTACTGGCGGTCAGCGCCAGGAACAGCAATGTCGCAGTCAAAAAGATGAACATCAATGTCGTAACGAACACGACCAACTACTTGACGCAACTGTTGGATTTTCCCAAGAAATGCGCTGTCTGTTGACACATAACCAGTCAATGTGATGTCACCAATTTCTGATGGCGCACAAAGTGTCTCGGAGAACAAGTCGCCACCGTGGTAAACCTTTTCTACCGAAGCAGTGATTTCTCCACCAGCGACCTGAGTGAAATAATCAGGGAATGTTGGAAGACCTGTTGTGCCTTCTGAAGGCGTGATCCTGCCAACAATTTGGCGTTGTGTAGCAAGATTTTTGAACAGTGTTGGACGAGCCATTTATTCCTCCGTTATGCCAAAGCAGTTGTTAGATTTGACTTGATTAAATCAACTTCAATTTTGTCTCCGACACTGGAAACACGAACACCGATTCTTGCCTTAACTGTTCCTGTCTCAAGGTCAGCGACAGGGTTCAATGAATCGTCACACTTAATTGTGTAGCCGTAATCAATTCGCTTACCAAGGGAATCAAACCCTTCGTAGAAACCACCCTCAATGCGAATTGGTTCTACAACCGATTGAATGGCGTTGATGATATTTGCGAACAGTGTTGAACGACCGTCAATTGTTGAGAAGACAAGATCTTCCAGGCGATTATTGGCTTGAACGGAAATATAGTTGATGACTTCTCGAGCGGTAATGAAACGCCACTGAGCAACAACTGATGAGTGAGAACGAGCACCATAGATGCGAACTCGCCCGTTAACTAAACGCAAAGGGTTCACATATGATGTGTCCATCAAATCAGCATCCGCACGGCTAACCGCTTGAGTTAAACCTGAAACGAACCTTGCCTCTGATGCAACACCCGCATAAGCCTTCCACGGACCTGTGGAGTTGTGTGTACGAGCACGCACAGCGGCTACATACGCTTCTGGCGGTAATTCAACTGTTGCTGAACCCTGTGGGATGTAAACCCAAGGATGGTAGAAAGCCATGAATTCGTGCGAAGTTGTTCCTGTGTATCCAGTTGAAGCGGAACGAGCCTGCGCCAAAGTGTTTGTTGAAGCAAAACCTGCCAACGCAACACGATTGTTTGCGGCTGCGTGTGTGCGAAGAGCATCATACAAAGTGGTGTCCGAAGAACCTGTAGCGATACCAGGTGCCGCTACAGCGCCTGCGCCAAGTTCTTCAGTGAACAAAGAAATTGCGGTGATGAAATCTGATTTCGCAACAGTGCCG